GCGCTGAAGCCGGAGAGTTTGGTCTCCTCTTCAAACGAACGCTCAGAGGTCTCAGCTTCGTAGATCTCTTTGTGCTCTTCGCCGTACCGCTTGTACTCCATACCAAACAGCGCGTTAAGCCCTGGGAGGAGTTCCTTCAGTAGTTGTGCGCGTGAAATAGCCATTTAAGTAACTCCTTACGCGGTCACGCTGCTGTAATAGCCGTGAGTCAACACGTTCAGCTTAACCAGCAGTTCACGATAAATCGTAAACACGATGGTCGAGCTGGCCGGGATCGCAATCACGCTACCAGGAACAGCGATGGCAGCGTTAATCGTGATCGACGTATCACCAGCCGAAGCAGCCGAAGACACGAACGAACCCGTTTCGATCAATTGACCGTTGGACGCCAGGTACGCAACATCAGTACCAACCGGAAGTGCAACAGGAGCACCAGAACCCGTCAGCGTGATAGTCGTGCTGGTCGAAGAACCAGTCGCGCTATACGCAGCCGCGGTTTCAGGCACAACACCGACGCAACGAACAGGCAGAATCGACGTGACCGGGGTAGCGGTCGGCGCCAAAATTGCGTTCTTCGAGTTGCCGGTGGCAGTGCTGCCAGTGTTATTCACACAGGCCAGGTTAGTACCAACCATTGCATACGAGCCGGAAGCCAGGGTGGTGCCAGACGAGCAGACAGCAGCTTTAAACACTGCATCCGGATCATCAAACACATACGCCTGAGCGTCACCAGCCAGCGTGCTAGCGGGCCAATACTGGGAAAAACGCTTCTGTTTGGTGGTCGGATCGGTATAAGTGCAACCGAGGAAAACACCAGTCAGGGCGTTCGACGAAGTGGTGGAACCGATAGAAACCCGCTCTACCGAACCCCGCACAACTTTCACGAAGTCACCATAGAAGATGTCTGTCGCGTAGCTGTACTGGATTGGGTACATCCGAGTACTACCAGCAAAAGGCTGACCGCCGATTAGGTTAATCGGTAGGAAGCCGTAGGGTGCATCCACAGTGGGATAAGCCATTTAGGACTCCTAAATCATTGACCACGTCCGAACGTCACCTTCGTTTTCCGTTCATTAAAGAGCGGCATACGAGGATCGTTCTCGCGCATGAAGTTTTGATCTACAGATCGCATCTGAGCTTCAGCTTGATCCTGATAATACTCAGCACGATCCTGAACCATTTCCGCAGGCGCCTTACAAAGCAACAGACCACCAATCAGAATATTGTCTTTGAACCGTTCACTTTCGATGTTGGCCAAAAACACTTCCGGATGATCAGCCGCTTTTACCGGCACCCAACCCTCTCGAAGCTTGAGGGATACATTCATGGCATCTGACTCGCCGCGAGTGCTTACCCGTACCCAGTGAAAATCGTATCCGGGTTCAGGATTTACCGTTGGCAAAACGTCGGGACGCGTCCAAGCGCGCTTGCGCACACTACGTTCGCGGGTCTCTAGTTCACGGTTCGCTCGATTCTCAGCCATTTTGATTCCTCATGTCTTCAGCAACCTGACGGGCGTACTGCTCAGGGGTTAGCCCAAGCCTCTTTGCAAGCCTTGCGGCCGACTCGGTAATAACGATTTTTTTGGGCGCCACACTTCTAGTAGCAGGAGCCACCACTGTGCTGCGCTTCGGTTTCTCAACCGGGGCTTCTTCCTCAAACGAGTTTGGGAAGAGTTGGCGCATACGCCCGTTAATACGGTCGTAGTATTCGTCGCTTTGCGGGTCGACACCCTCTTTGACTAGTTTTTGATGCAGCCCGAGCGCCAAACTAGTCATTTCTTCATCAGAGCCAAACCAAGGATTCTGCTTTTGCCAAGCAGCAGCCTTTGGATCAACTTTGGGCGCCGGGGCGATTGGTTCAGGTTTTACAGCAGTTTCTGTTTGTTGTAAAGAGGGCGGCTTCCAACTAGAAATTTTTTCTAATCTAGTGGTGGCTTCAGTTAATTTCTTAGTGGCCGCTACAACTTGGTCTGAATCTCCGCTCTCATAAGCAGTTTTATATGCCCGCTCCGCTTGATTTAACTCAATTGCAGCTCGAGCTTTTGCCTGCTCAATAAGAACCGCTTGCTGCTTTTCGTACGATTCTTTGAGCTTCTGATTATCTTCGTATATTTTCTGAGCGTATTTAACCGCTTCCTCTTTTTCTCGCAAAGCCGCTTCCGCTTTACGCCGCTCATCGTGATAACCGCGGCTCAAATGTTTAATACGTTTGCGAGCACGCTCAGAATAATCTTCGAGTTCATCATCAGTTACTTCATCTGGCGGCTTAGCCGGTTTTCGGTTTCGATCTTCTGGCGGCGTATCGTCTACCACCTCAATCTCAACTTCGGTCGCTGCTTCCGGCTCTTCAACCGCCGGCGTTTCTACATCAACCTGTTTCTTTTCCTCGGTATTATCCTCGGGAAACTCAAATTCCACTTTTTCAAATGGCATGATTTACTCCTGTTGCAAGGCGTTGATTTTCGCCTGAAGTTCTGAGTTACGCCTCTGTAGGTATTGCGTGTACTCCGATTGCTCTTTTTCTCTTGCTTGAATAGTTGCAAGCACTTTGTCTAACGTGTGCTGGACCGCTTGCAATTTATTGTTTGCCTGAGATAGTTCATACCAAAAGAAATCGGATGTAATACCCTCGGTTACTCTTAGCGGCTCGCTCATGCTCGCGTTACTCCACGCGGATCGGGGACGATGGCCTCAATTGAGTCATCATTTAATAGACGGTATTCCCGTTCATTGACCTTAAACCTAGTGCCAGAGTTTGGACGAAACATCACAAAATCACCGATCTTGCACCATGGGCCAGTAGGGAATCTTTCCTTGTCGGCATAGGCTTGTTCACCCATGTCTAGGACAGCCCCCATCATCGACATGATTTGTTCGGCATGTTTAGTTTGATCCGCTTTCACCAAGCCAGAGTCGAATGTTTCCTCTACTTGTGGCAAAACTATAAGTAGGTGATATCCAACAGGTTTAGGTAGTTGCGCTTCAAACTCTTCTTCGGTTAGCTGATGATCACTCATCGTTCGCGTCCATGTGAGCAAGGTCAGTTATTTCACGCTTTGCGGTCTCTAGACCTCGAATCAAGCCGCAAAGTTCTCGGTATTCCGCGTAGTCTTTAGCTGCGCCAGAACTTACCGAATCTGCAACCGCCTGAGCATGGGCGGCGAGTTTGTCGAGTAGCACGTCATAGACGGTTTTGGCCACGTTTAGCCTCTAGCATTTTTTGCCGCGTCGGCAAGGATTTTGGTTGCATCCAGCTTGAGCCGCTCTTGTGCGATCTGCGTATCGGCCGCGTCCTTCTGCGCCCTACGCTGAACGTCTTGAGCTTTGATCTGAAGCTCTTGTTGCTGGAGTTGGAACATCGGATCTTGCGCTTGCTGCTGCGCCTGTTGCTGCGCGGCTTCCTGTTGATGAATCTGGGTAAGCTGCTTCCCAGCATCAGCAATCAAACGCGACAGTTGGACTTCAATTTCCTCTGGCATCGCATCATCAGGTCCGGGCAACGGCGCACCCAAACGCTCTTCGATTTGTTTGCGATACAAGAAGCCAAGGTGCTCGGCAATATGCGCCTGCAACGAACCCATGATCTGATTGGCCATCGGATTCTGACCAATCGCTTGCATAATCATCGGGTCTTGCATAAACGCCTGATGCGTTGCCAAGTGCGCTTCGTGATCCTGGTAAATAAACGCCTTCATGGGCTTGCCCATCAGTGCGCCCATATTCTCGGAAACAGGATCCCGCGGTTTTGAATCCTCGGCAGACGGCAACAATTTATCCACGTTCTTAATGCCCAACGTCTCAATCATCTGTCGATGCAAATACGTTAGGTCATACAACTGCGGAGCCGACTGCGCCAACTGAAACGCCGCCTGATACTGAACAACTCTTTGCGCCATAGTCGATGCATTCGGGTCGCTCACCGGAATAACATCAACATGCGCATAATCTTCAGACCTGGCCCTACGATCTACCCCTTCTGGAATATAGTCATAAGGCTCATCGGCATATTCCGAGATCAATTCTTTAAGCAGCTTAAACTCGGACTTCATCGCAAAATGAACTCGAGCTTGAACAGCCGCCATCGGCTTTAGCGTTCTTTCAAGAATTGCCAGCGTCGTGCCAACTGGAGCTTGTGCTGACATATCACTGATATTCATGTCGCTAATTGCGCCAAGCCTGCGACCTTCATTAGTGATCTTGTCCAACAACTGAGCTAGTACTTGGCTCGGCTCCTTGTACGGCAGCGGCATTATGTTGTCCCGCACCGTTCCACTCGGAACATCCACGTCCCTAAACTCACCCGGAGCAATAGGCGTATCGTCACCCTTAATACGCAGACCTCGAGACTTCAATCCGCCAGGCAAATTGCTCAGAGTTCCAGCATCAACCAATTGCCGAATCAAAGACGTGCCGGCTCGAGCATATCCACCAATGATATGTATCAAACCCAGCCCATAAAATCCAAAACCCGGCACATATACATAGTGGATGAAATGTTGCCGCGGCCTCTGTAGGGGGTCGGTGGGGTCGTAATTGCGTCGAATCGCCAGAACTTTTCCCGTGCCCTTATCAATAGTAACGATATAAGGCTTCGGCAAACTGTCTTCTTCATCAATGCCAGGCAAAATCCTCTCTACTTGGATCTCTTGCACTGCATAACGGTCATCACTAGTAAGAGAAAAACCGTTTTCTTCCGCTTTGGTCTTCTCAATATCAGTGAAAAACGCAATTGGTTCACCAAGTTCAATGTCCCGATAGAAGCCTTTTGCCATCAGGACTTCCATTTCTCCCTTGGTTTTGCGCATAATGTGCGTAACACGCTCGGCCGTCTGTAGGTGGGACGTTCCGTAGGGGACAATTACGTCCTCTGCCGGCACAAATATCGACACCTGCCTGCCAAGCCGCGGGTCGTAGTACACTTTTTTGAACGCCGACCCGGCCAACCCCAAGCTATACAGCATCCTTTCGTGTTCCGAACGGTACTCAATCATCCGTTCAGTCAACTGATAGTTCATATCAGCTCGAACACGGTCAGCAGCTAGCTCTTTTTCCCGCGTAACTTCACCCAAAATCTTCGTTTTTACAGGGCCGGCCGCTGGAAACGTCTCGCTCATCGTTTCTGCCTGAAAACGAATCACCGCTTCCGCCAGCAAAGTACTAAATACCCCGCAGGCATCGTCCCAAGGCTCAGTCCTGTCCTCATATTTGAAGCCCAAAACCTGCAATCCCTTCACATAAGTGTCCGACCACTCTTTTCGTGAATTGATGTCAGATTCCACCAGCCCCAAAAGCTCTGAAGACAAATTGGCCAGCTCTCCTTCATCAAGAACTTCAGCCAAATTCTCATCAAATGCCCCCTCCGAACCAAACTCGTCAGGAACAATCGTAATCTCTAGCCCCCCAGACTCCACCGTAACCATGTCCGGGTTAACAATTTCAACTTCCAGCGGCTCTCCCTGCAAAGAGTCCAGCCCAACCGGGGCCGCATAAAGTCCTTTATCCATCAAACTGGTGGCCATGTCGGCTCCTAGTAATAAGCACGTTTCCTACGAAACGATATAGGCTCGTCATTTTCATCAGAATCTAAATGGACAAAGCCTCCTTGGCGGAATCGTATCAGTGCTTGCGTTGTGCTGTCACATAAATCATCGTGGGCCGCATTCGGAAAGGACGCCATCTGCTCCGCCACCTCGTCAGCCCACCTGGTAGGCGGCCTCCAGACCTTGCCGCTCCTAAATAAATCCGCCACCGAATTCATCCGCACAAACTTGTCATTCCCACGATGCGGCGAATACTCCGAAATCGCCAATCCCATCCGCCTTAATTCAAATATCAACGGACTCCCGGCAGCTTTCGCCTCCACAATACAAGCATCAGGATTCCATTCCTGATACTGCTTATACGCCCTAGCCTTCAATTCAGGAAACTCCATCCTTT